GTCTTTACCCAAGTCGCTGCTGTCGGCATAATCTAGATAAAATCCGTTTGCGCCATAAGTTAGGCCAGCCGCCGAAATGTCCTTTGGCACCCAGACACCATCCACTGTCTCTCCAAAATCACTAACAGAACCAATGTAACCGTCAAGAAACACTGTTTCGGCTAAATAGCCGTTTATATATGTGCCTTGATTACTGCGCTTGCCGATCGTCTGAAGGTGACCGCTATTCCCTATTTTTGACATCGCCCCAGAGGTTGAACCTGTCGCATCTAACTCGCCATTTATGTAAAAATAGTAATTCCCATCGGTGTGGTTCCAAAGATACAAAAAATGATACCAAGCAGTTGTATCTCGTATAAGTCTTGTTCCATCGTGTGTGTTTACACCCGCTCTATAAATTTGGATTTTCTCTGAAGATGTAAGTCCAAATCCATCAATGTTGCTACTGGCAGCACCATAAATTTGTGTTTGTGAAGCAAATTCATCAGTAGATGTTTTAAACCACGTTGAAAAAGTGCGCTTGGATGTGTTGGTTGATGTGTTTAAATCAGAACCAGCCCTGCTCAGATAAGCATCAACCCCATTTAACCGCAAAGACTGACTAACGGTGTGACTGCCTAAGATTCCACCACCACCCAGCGCACCGCCGGGGTCACCCTTGCCGCCTAGTCCAGCACCGTTAGCTTGAAGAATACTCATCTTATGTTAATGCTCCTGATACAGAAACTAAAACTCTATTGTCGCCTGTTGCGGCTTTTACAAAATACGCTAGATGATACACACCAGCAGTAGACAGACTAGTTAACGCAGATGCGTTGATACCTACCATAGCGTTAGCACTAATTGTACCACCGCCAGTAGTTAGGAAGATGTTACCTGATTGACCAGCTACAGTGTTGCTAAATGTCAACTCATCATCTCCAGTTGTTGTAGCTTGGAAGTTGGTGTTGTCAGTTAAATCAAAAGTAATAACGTTAGAACTTGGTGAATCAGTTGTAATGGCGTTGGTTCCGTCTGAACTCAAAGCACGACCTGTTACCTGTACACCATTTGAAATAGTTTCAAACTTTTTTGCGTTGTCAAAGTACAAGTCAACACCATCGTTAACGTCCATAGTAATGTACGTTTCGGTGCCCGTATCACTACGGAGCGTGATACCGTCGCCTTGAACGTTCAGTTCACCTGTGTTGTTTTCGATGAAGCTGTCCGTGCCATTGTGATATAGTTGCAAATCAGTTCCGGCACCGATGTTCAAGTTTTCACTATCACCAAGAACCAGCCCGTCGGATGTCACTGTGCCAGTAATAGTGGCATTTCCAGTAACAGTGATATTGCCTGTACCAGTAATATCGTTACTGTTAAGATCAAGGTTGCCACCAAGCTGTGGCGTAGTATCTTCGACAACATTACCTATACCTCCAAGATCATCATTGAAACCCGACAAAGCAATGTTAGCTTTAGTCAGTTTCTTCTGATTCCCGGCTGAATCTACTACGGCAAAGAAATCACCGTCACCGTCTGAAACCGACGTGGTGAGTTCATCCAAATCAAGGGACAGGGTGTGCGAAGTTCCCTCTCCGGTTGCGGCTCCGGTAGAAGCAAGACCTGTACCTGCAGTGATGTCTTGTACGTAATCCCCCGTACTGTCGGTACCCAAAGCAACTGAGTTGGCCTGAATTGTAGCTGTGCCTGTTACGTTGCCTGAACCGTCGAACGAGGCAGATGTCCATACCACATCGCCTGTCATTCCAATTGTGCGTCCTGTTGCAAGGGCAGTAGCCGTATCTGCATTGCCAGTTACGTTGCCCGTGACATTACCAGTAACATTACCTGTTACGTTACCAGTTACATTGCCTGTAAGACCCGCCGTTACTGTCCCTGCAGAAAAGTTACCACTTGAATCTCTAAATACAATGGTGCTTGCTGTATTGGCGTCGGTTGCATTTGAGGTTACGGTAAAAGTAGCACTTTCAGCATTTGCTGATCCGCTAAGACCGTTTCCTGATGTAGCACCCTGTTGTACATAAGAACCTGTCGTTTTGGTTCCCAGCGCAACAGAGTTTGCTGCAACTTGTGTTGACGTAACAGAATTAGCCGCCAAACCACTAGCTGTGATAGGCGGTCCCTCTCCTGTTGTTCCATCGTGGCTGTGACCTGTGGAAGCATTGAACGCAGCTACAATTGCGTCAAATTCACCATCCAAGTCAGAAGCATTAATAACGTTACCGTCCGCAATGTTGTTTGGGGTATCGTTACGAGTATATCCTGTACCCATATCTATTATCTCCTTCCATAGAGTCCGTATTGTATGGACGCGGAATCTATGGTAAATGTCGAGTCGGTTGTTTGACCTAATGTTTCGTATAGGATTGATACGGTAAATCCTGAACCCGTTACTGGCTCATCATAAATGTATCTGGCTTTACTGCCAAATGTTGATGTGCCAAATATACCTGCACCATAAACAACGGAACTTGCACTTGCATTGTTCAAGGTAACTGGTAATGGTTGTACTGAACCTGTCTGATCAAAATCGTACTTAACTGACATTTGTAGTTCAAATACACCGTCTGCATCTATGTAGCTTGTGTTACGAAATACTGTCTTTCTCAAGTTAGGATCTTGAAGCGGAACGTACGGAGTTGCAAATGTTGCCGCAATGTTTGTTCCATCAAAAGTATTTCCTTGCTCCATTCGATACACGTAGTCTAATTCGTTTGCAAAATATATAAATTCTGTGTTACCATCGTATTCACTAAAAGTGCTGTATGCCTTAAAGCCACGAAGGTCGTTCCATGAGATACCCTCTTGTAACTGTGTCCCCGCAATTGCCTTCGATCCAGAAGATTGATAAGTTGAGTTATACCCAAAAATACGATATTGGCTCTTTTCTCTGATAACAACGCTGCTAAAAGAAGAACTACTAGATATCAAGTCTAACATCTCTGTTTGGATAGGTTTCGATATTACTCCTAATGCAAAGTCACCCACACGATCCGTAGCTGAAAAAGTACGCAAACCATCTGGGCCTAAGAATATAATGTCGCCTCCAATTTCCTGAATTGTATCTGCCGCTACACATCCCAAGTCCCGTGATACAGGCTGAAGAGCAAAGTCTGCTATGCTGTTACCAACCAATCGGTTTATTTTATTTTCACTAAAAATGATTAGCTGTTCACGAAATACAATTAAGCCAGTTATATTATCGGCTATGTTTATTATACCACCACCAGATGCACTTGTAAAGTCCGTATCGCTATATGGTGCAGAAAAAATAAGGTTTTTGCCGTTTCCAAGAAATATATGGTTCTTGAAATTAGTTATGTGCGTACATCCCAGTGTATCGTTGGATAGTCCGGTTTCTTCCTTAAAAGTGGTATTATCGAAGGTAAATGGCTTATTTCCTGTATCACCGTCTACAACCATAAACTTTTCAGTACCACTGAAGTCGTATTTTAAAAATCTAACCTTGCCAGATCCAGAACCAAGATTGATACCTGCACTACTAAATGTGGCGTTATCTGTTATTTCTGTCCAGCCTGAACCTGATGATCTAAATATACCATCTCCTCGTGCAGCGTACACATTTCCGCCGTACCTTTGTAGTCCTCGTATAACACCGGAGTTTGGAACTACGCTACTGTCGTGTTTTTCAAATCCTTCAATGCGGCGGTATCCACCAAAAACCGACGGTTCAAAGTTTCGTAATATTCGTGCACTTCCGGGGGCTGTGATACCATGCTGCAACTGAGACAAGTTGGTTATTAAGCCGCCCTTCAATTCGAATATGTTGGTATTCCAACGATCTGGCATCTATATAGCCCTTGCGTATACATTTTCGTTTACGTTCTGTACCCGCATACGTTTGATACCAGACTCAAATTTTTGAAATGACACACGTGCTGACTCTAAATTGTCACGGAACATATATGCGTAGTACATGCCCCCGTCTACAATTACGTGTCTATAACGAAACGGAATAGTAGGAACATCTGTAGCGTTAGTTAAATCTGCAGGAAACATGTAATATTCATATTTAATCGAATAGGCTGCATCTGGTATGGGTGCAAAAATAATATCGTTGTCTTGTGCACGAACGACGTATTCTGGTGCAGACCCTTGAGATGCGGCTTTGTATTCTTCGTCAATAAACCGACTTACATATTCGTCATACGATAATTGTGTTAGTTTACGGGCACTTTCAACTAAGGGCGTGGTGCTTCTTTGTAGCCTAACTGTATCAAAATCAACATACTTAGAATTGGTAGGCAAAGGGTATCGTAATTGTCCAGCAGTTAAAATTATTGTATCAAAATTGTGATTAAATGGGAATGCAAAGTGAGACTGATTTATATCCCGAATAGCTGCATTTACAGAATCTTTTAGCTGTGCATATATACCAGTAGCAGCAGCAAAGTTCGCTGATGTCAATTCTGTTTCGTTTAGCCGACGGGCAATATCGTTTGTTAGCCCTAAGAAATCGTATGCCATCTAGTTTTTCTCCACAACACGAATTCGTGCTTCTTGTTCGAAGATAGTTGAGATGCTGGTAGTCATTCGGCAGATAATGTTGTATTCTTGAAAGTTGGTTCCCAAGCCTAAGTACAAAGTAGCTACTGTGTCAGTGTTCGTGTTTGATATGTGTTGAAGTCCGTTGACGATATCGCCTTGTGCAAAAGTAATAAACGAACTTGTTGTTGCATCATAAATCTTCCAAGCAACACTACTGATTGTGTGTGTTTCTAAAATGTTAGTCCAGTCAATAGAATAATCTACCTGATCATCTGGATCTTTGTCCTGCCACTTGATAGACATAGTTATGCAACCCTTCTTGCTTGTGATGGGGGTAGTATGAATGTTCGGACTTTGCTATATCCAAGTACAGGAATGACTAGAGTTATACCCGTATATGTTCCTGCCCCAATAGATCCTGTCATACCCACAGATGTAACGCGGTGTGTATTTGAGAGGGTAACGCTACCAATAAATCCTGTAGCACTAACACTGATAAGACCTTTGTCTGGGTTTTCAAATACTGTATTTACAGAACCTGTTGCAAATACACCAGTCAGTACAACTTTTAGATTTTCACTTACACTTCCTATGCTTCCAGTTGCTGATACGCCGTTTAAGATTTTGCTTTGGGATGGGCCACTAGCTATAACCCCACCTGTTTCGGCTGTAGCCGATACGCCAACAAGACGCTCTGATATGTCGATTTCAAAACCATTTACAGCTACGGTTTGAACTTGGCCTGTACCAGAAACACCTGTTAGAGTTGTTAAGCTTGGAACCGCACCGTATGCGGCTTTTCCGTATTGACCCGTTCCATATTTAGCAACGTAGGTAGCGTCGAAAGCAACACTTATAGTATTGCCCATAGAGTTGCCGTGAACAGTGCAGTAATAGCGTAATTCTGCAGGTGTCACAGCACCTATAACTATCTGTACTTTAGCACCTGTGTTGCCTTCAGTGTTTGTTACAGTAACGTCAGTGCTATATGCGCTACCGCTACCATCTATAAATCTTAACGGATGTCCTGAATTGGTGCTGTCCGATACGTCAAAAACATATGTATTACCTCTACTAAAACTTAGCGTAGGGTTAGGAGAGCCATCTATGTAAAAGACGTTTCCTGATCCGGGATTCGCTACAGTAACAGTATAGGTAATTGTAGCCATGTTTAGGCTATCCGAATAACAGCGTTACTTGCGTTGGCTGCAGGGAATTCAATAGTCAAGTCACCTGCTGAAGCACTAACTGTGCCGCCGAAGTCGATTACAGCAATTGCTTTGTTTGCTTGTGATGTGTTATAGATGATACAACCATCAGCAGACAAAGTTACGTTGCTGAACACTTCATCTGTAAAGTCAACGATTGCAGTTGTACCATCTGTTGAGATAGTTGCACCGTCGAGAACTTGACCGCCAGCAGTGTAGTTAGTTCCACTTGCTTCGTCAGAGTTGCCTGTTACATCTGAATAGTTGGTTGTTGCTGCACCGTACGTTCCGCTAGGGGAAGCTTTGATAAGTGCAAGTTTAAGTGAATGGGTATCAAGGTCGTGCGTACCGCCCAAAAGTTCAGACTTGAACGACGTGCACATCGCGGTTGTGATTGCCATTAGGTATCTCCTTTAGGGCAGTAATGAACCTAGCGGTTCGGATCGAAGTATTCTTCTACGCAAATCGTAGTAACTATTGTGTTCGCTGTAGCGGCAGTAACATAAATTTTATCGCCTTCGTGTAAAAATAAAGGGAGACTATCGGTAAATATAGCTTCAAAGTTTGAACCAGAAATTTGATGTCCTTCTAAAATACTGTGCGTTGTTGTAGTATCTGCGTGAAGCCACTGCAAAGTAATATTGCGGTTTGAAGAATCGGTATTTGCAATAATTAAAGTACGAACAATCGCTGAATAATTGTTTGGAACTGTATAAATTAAGGTTTGACCTGTTGTTGTAAGGTCAGACGATGACGTTAAAAATTTAGATGAAGAATTAGGATTTGGCATATCAGCTTATTTTCTTATTACTACATATCGATTTTTAGCGACTCGTTTTAGATTTTTACTTTTCAATACGGCAGGAAGAGACGTGCGCCTCAGTCTCTGAGGTTTTAAGATTTGGAATCTAAATAGTCTAATACCGCCCTGTGCTTCTTCCAAAACCAATCACCTATCTTTGTAAAAGGTCTACCTATGTACAAAAGCATCAAACCAAAATACTTAATCAAACAGCGTTTGATACCTGCTATCTTCGTGTGCTTCCAAAGCTTCAAGTTTACCTTGCGCTGAATCCCAACTTTCAAGGGCTTTATCAATTTCCGCAAGCAAGTCGGGATGCTCACCAATCGCTGCTGGATTGTTGAAATAATTAACGATAGTGTATTCTGCACTTTTTTTCTCAGCTTCATATCTGTGCCTCAATGCGTCTATAGCAAGTTTTTTCATAGTAGTCCCCTTCGAACTTATTATAGACAAAAAATGTAATTTAGTCAAGCTATTTCGGAAGGAAGATAATGAAAGCAAAGAACAGAGCCATACCTATTGCCACAACTAAACCGACCAGCATGGAGTTCTTGAGGCTTTCCATCATTTCATCGTGGGCACGTTGTGCCTCTATTCTAGCTTTCCGTTCAGCTTCCTTTGCTTCTTGTATCCGCCGTGCACGTTCATCAACTATACTTTGCCAAGTTCCCGGACCAAACCTCATGTCAACAAGTGTACGCATTTCGTTTACTTGTTCTTGAGCGAGTCGTGCATCTATGACTTCTTGTGCAACCGACTTAATACCAAACTGATCGCCTATGCTAGTACCCGACTTTTTAGATCGCTGTTGCTGTACTTGCTTTTCACCAGTTAAGAGATTGTCAATGTGTCCTGCAATCTCTCCAACGTCTTTCGCTGTACCAATTGCAGATTTAATGCCATCGACTGCACTCTTTACCAGTGCGATACCCGCAAGGGTTTCTGCTATCATTCGTTTGTCTCGTTCGTTGTTGGTTAAGTCGGTTTTTAATCATCTGCTTGTACGCAAAAGCATTTGTCATTTGGTTTTTCAAAACCGTGTTCGGTTAGAGCCATATGACAATCTGATATGGCATCATGCATTGAAACAACTTTGGCATCCATTTCCCATGCTGATGGTTCAGCGGTAAGGATGATACAGAACATAGCTACTTTCAAAATTCACCTGC